GATGGGTTCTTATAATGATGGAACTAAAAATAGAGCACAAGGGGCTTCATATTATGGGTTTGGATTAGAAATAGATAGACCTAATCAATTAATAAGTTTTAATTCATACGCTTCAAACGGTGTTACTAGTAGTGGAGCTGATATTTTAGTTTTAAAAAGAGATGGTAACGTAGGGATCGGGACGACTAGCCCAGGGGCTAAATTAGATGTTGCAGGAAGTTTTAAAATTCAAGACTACAACGGAGATTACTGGTTTAAAATAAACGTCCCGCAGCCTCCACTAGGTGATTCGTTTGATTGGGAAATTGGAGACCTCGAAGGAACAGCAGGTTCAGCAAAAATAGCAGGAGATAAAGATGAGATTATTATATGGAACGAAGGGCAAGAAACTCTTATGTGTGATAACTCTAATAATGTAGAAGTATCAAATGGTAATTTAACAATTAACGGAACAGCCACAGCAACAAACTTCATATTATCCTCTGATGAAAGACTAAAAGAAAATGTTGAAAAAGCATGTGATAATAGAATTAAAGCAGATTGGAAAACTTTTGAATTAAAAACAGAGAAAGGACAGAAAAGATACGGTGTTATAGCGCAAGAGCTAGAAAAGACTAACCCTGAGTTTGTAAGAGAAGACGTTCAAGGATTTAAGTCTGTTGCTTACATAGATTTATTAATTGCTAAAATTGCTGAATTAGAAGCAAGATTGGAAAAACTAGAAAAATAATGCCAGGAGTACCAGATACAACCACTTTCACTTTAGCAGATGTAGTAGCGGCGGTATTGCCGTCATCAAATGATCTACAAGAGTGCTTCGATGATTCAGTTGACGGGGCTTTTGATTCTACTTATGGACCTGGTAACAAAAGCAACTTACTTCAGTTTAGAAATTACGGCAACGATATAGCTGCCCAAAATTCAGTATATATAGGAAGTGTATGGGGAACGGATGCTTGTGGTGCTACTAGAAACGGTTTAGTTTGGAAAAACAAAAACCCTAGCTCTGTAGAAAATGGAGATAAGTTTTGGGTTGACAATAATGGATCTCCTGGCAATCCTTTTCCAGGGCAGACTTTTTTAAGCTATACTTGTTTTACAGGTTTAAACGCTGTTACTTTTAGTTTATCTAGTTCAGGTATTGCTTCCAACGTAGAATTTTGTAGTTTACCATCTTTAGTTTTAAGCGATGTATATTACTATTTAACTGGTAGTACTTTTTCTACACCTGTAGATTACTACTATAGTAGCACTATTGGTGACGCTAGCAACTTGTCTCCAGGAGATATTTTATATACAGACGCAGCACTCACAACACCTTTAGGTACACATAGCGGCTATGGATCTAATATTAGGTACTTGCAAAATGGTGCAGCTACTACTACTACTATATGTGGAACGAGTTCTACTAGCCATATTAATATTAGTAGCAACAACACTGGTGTTATACAGCGAGTGAACTGCGGTGCTGTATAATGAATAAATAAATAAATAAATAAATAAATAAAAACAAAAATTATGACAACTTACAATTGGAATTGCAAAACAGTAGATTGCTACCCAGAACAAGACAAAGAAGCGGATGTAGTGTACAATGTACACTGGATTGTAACAGGTGTATCAGATGAGGTAGATTCAAAAGGAAATCCTTACTCGGCTACTAATATAGGAACACAAGCTTTAGACACAAGTCAGATAACAGAATTTATACCGTTTGATCAATTAACAAACGATGAAGTAGTCGCTTGGACTAAAGGAGCTATGGGTGAAGAACAAGTTGACAGTATTGAAGCAAGCATACAAAGTCAGATAGATAGTTTGATTACACCTACAAGTGTTACATTGACTATTGGAGAGCCTGTACCACCAACGCCTGAAGTAGAAAATGAGGAGTAATACTTATTTGATTAAAAATAGATAATATTTTGTATATTTGATAAAAAATATAATCTAATGAACAAATTAACTGAAGAACAATTAAAAAAATTACAAGATCTTTTAGGATCAATTCAAAAAGGACAGTCACAAATTGGATCTCTAGAATCACAAAAACATGATTTGTTACACCAGGTAGCTGAACTACAAAAGCAGTTCTCTGATTTTCAAAATGAACTAGAAAAAGAGTATGGATCAGTAACTATTGATATTACTGACGGCTCTTTTAAGTCAATTGACGAAAGTGAAAGTCTAGATAAAGAATAAATAAAAATTCTTTAATGGATATAAGAAAAATTTCTATAGGTCCTGACTATAAATCTAGTGCCATGCATTATATTATTGGTCAGGACATATTAAAAGGTAGTTACAATATACATCACATAAGACATGAGGAGTCTAGCGATTCTTTTAAGATATGGATTAAGTCTACGCATAACCAAGAGATTGTCTTGTGGAAGCGATTTGTAAATATGCCTGTATCTATTGAATATAACATTAACTTCTAATGAAGTCGCCTTATTTATTTATTACTAAGCCTTTAAGTAATAAAAGATATAATAACACTAAGGACATAGGTGGTGTTGATTTTATAACAAGCACATCTGAGGAAAACCATAAAGCATCAAATAGAATTGCTGAAGTTATAGCAACTCCTATTGTTTATGATGGTCCTATAAAACCAGGATATAAACTATTAGTACATCATAACGTTTTTAAATTTTACAACGATATGCAGGGTAGGCGTAAGAGTGGTAGAAGTTTTTTTATGGATGATTTATTTTTTGTTGAGCCTGACCAATTTTATATGTATCATGATGGTGATAAATGGAATGCTAGTGGAAGATATTGTTTTACAAGTCCTGTTCCTACAGAAGAATATTACTTGTATAAAAATACAAATGAAGAACCTTTAGTTGGAGAAATAAAATACAGTAATGATTACTTACGTTCTCAAGATATAAATCCTGGAGATAAGATTTGCTTTAAACCTGAAAGTGAATATGAGTTTGAGGTAGATGGGGAAAAACTTTATAGAATGTTTGACCATCAAATAACAATAAAATTATGAATGACCAACCTAAAAGAAAAAAACGACCAAGAATAAAATATAATCCAAATCGCAATGGACTCAAAAAATTTAAAGAAGAATATTATTCAGGCAGGGATGAGAGCCGTAGAGCAACTAATTAAGGTTGCTAAAGAAGATATTATAAAGCCAGATCCTGAAGACGAACTAGCTGCTGATAGATTAAAAAATGCTGCAGCGACAAAAAAGCTAGCTATATTCGATGCGTTTGACATATTGACTAGGTTAGAGAATGAAAAAAATTTAATGGAAATCGAAGAGCGAGGTCCAAGTAAACTAGATACTAAACAAGGATTTGCAGAAAGAAGGTCTTCATAACTTACATACAGTTTTAAATGACTATATACCTAAAGGTGTTCTTAAAAAAAAGAACAGAAATAAGTCGTGGCAATATGGTTATAATGAACAGTATGATGTTGTTGTGATATCTAAAACAGGACAAGTAGGTGATGTTTACGATATAAATGGATTGAGAATAGGTTTACCTGTATCTCCTGAGTCTCTTCAAAGAGACAAAAACAAATGGCATCGTAAAGATTCTCCTAAAGAGTTATTAAAAATACAATCTATATTTCAATGGAATGAGCAGCCAAATACTTTTAAGGCTAGGTGGGTTGATTATATTGAAGATGAGTTTGATAAAAGAGAGCAAGGTAGTTGGTTTGTAAACAACAACAACCCTACATATATAACTGGTTCTCATTATATGTACCTTCAATGGACAAAGATTGATGTAGGGTATCCAGACTTTAGAGAAGCTAACAGAATTTTTTATATTTTTTGGGAGGCTTGTAAAGCAGACCCTAGATGTTTTGGAATGATATACCTAAAGATTAGGCGTTCAGGTTTTTCATATATGGCTTCTGAAGAATGTGCAAATGTTGCAACAATATCTAAAAATTCTCGTATAGGTATTTTATCTAAGTCAGGTTCTGATGCAAAAAAAATGTTTACAGATAAGGTTGTTCCTATTGTAAGAAATTACCCTTTCTTTTTTAAGCCTGTTCAAGATGGTATGGATAAACCTAAAACAGAATTAGCCTTTAGAATTCCTGCATCTAAGATTACTAAAAAAAATATGCATAATGTAGATAATGAAGAGATGGAAGGCTTGGATACTACTATTGACTGGAAAAATACTGACGACAACTCTTATGATGGTGAGAAGTTACTTTTACTAGCGCATGATGAAAGTGGTAAATGGCTTAAACCAAACAATATACTAAATAATTATCGTGTTACCAAAACCTGTTTAAGATTAGGTAGAAGAATTATTGGCAAATGCATGATGGGTTCAACATCAAATGCGTTAAATAAAGGAGGTGAAGAGTTTAAAAAACTTTACTATGATTCTAATCCTAATAACAGAAGTAACAATGGTCAAACCAAAAGCGGATTATATTCACTTTTCATCCCAATGGAATGGAATTTTGAAGGTTACATTGATGAGTATGGTATGCCTATGGATGATGTTATTGATTACTGGAACAATGAAGTTGAGAGTTTAAAGAATGACGCTGACGCATTAAATGAATTTTATAGACAGTTTCCTAGAACTGAGTCTCACGCATTTAGAGATGAGAGTAAACAGTCTTTGTTTAACCTTACACGAATATATCAACAGATTGATTACAATGATTCTCTGATAAAGGAGCATCATGTTACTAGAGGTTCTTTCTCTTGGAAGAATGGAATAAAAGATACAGAGGTAATATGGACTCCAAACACAAGGGGTAGATTTTTAGTTAGTTGGATTCCAAAAAAAAATATGCAGAACAGGTATAGGAAAAATCATAGGGGAGAATTTTTTCCTGCAAACGAACATCTTGGTGCTTTTGGTTGTGATAGTTATGATATATCTGGAACAGTAGGAGGCGGTGCTTCTAATGGTGCTTTGCACGGAATAACAAAGTTTAATATGGATGATGCTCCTAGCAATCAGTTTTTTTTAGAGTATGTAGCTAGACCTCAGACTGCAGAAATATTTTTTGAAGAAGTATTAATGGCTTGTGTATTTTATGGTATGCCTATATTAGTGGAAAATAATAAACCTCGTTTACTATATCATTTTAAAAATAGAGGCTACAGAGGATTTAGTATTAACCGACCAGACAAACTTAAACACAAGCTCTCTAAGACAGAAAAAGAACTTGGGGGTATACCTAACTCAAGTGAGGCGGTAAAGCAAGCTCACGCAGCTGCTATTGAGTCTCATATTGAATCTCATGTTGGTTTAATAGGTCCTGACGAAATGGGTTATATGCCTTTTAGTAGAACCTTAGAGGATTGGGCAAAGTTTGATATAAGCAACAGAACTAAGTTTGATGCGTCTATTAGCTCAGGTTTAGCTATAATGGCTTGCCAAAGACACTTATATCAGCCTGTAAAAAAACAATCAAATATTATTGTTAACTTTGCTAGATACAACAATAAAGGAAGTCGTAGTGAAATAATTAGATAAATGAAAGATGTAAAAATAAATGTTTCTTCTGTTGGGTTTCCAAGTCAGTTTGTTTCTGATAGAGAAAAAGCATCAGATGAATTTGGCTTGCAAATAGGTCAAGCTATTCAATACGAATGGTTTAAGAAAGATGGAAATCAATGTAGATACTACAATCAATGGAAAGACTTTTACAGACTACGCCTTTATGCTAGAGGTGAGCAATCAGTTGCTAAATATAAAAACGAACTTGCGGTTGATGGAGATTTAAGTTACTTAAACTTAGATTGGACACCTGTTCCAATTATACCAAAGTTTGTAGATGTTGTTGTTAATGGTATGAACGACAGGTTGTTTGATGTTAAGGTATATGCAGAAGATGCAATGTCTCAATCTAAAAGAAGTAAGTATCAAGATATAATACAAGGTCAAGCAGCGGCAAAAGACATATTGCAAATTGTTCAAAAAGAAACGGGAGCTGATCCCTTTATAATGAATCCCGATGACCTTCCTCAAACTGATGAGGAGTTGAATCTTTATATGCAGCTTAAATATAAGCCAGCTATAGAAATTGCTGAAGAAGAAGCTATAAATACAATTTTTGCAGAGAACCATTATAATGATGTTAGAAAAAGAGTTGATTATGATTTAACTGTTTTAGGTATTGGATGTACAAAGCATGAGTTTTTGCCAGGTTCTGGAGTTGAATTAAAATACGTAGACCCTGCAAACATTGTTTACAGTTATACAGAAGACCCACACTTTAAAGACTGTTTTTATTGGGGAGAAATTAAAACATTACCAATTAATGAGTTAATAAAAATTGACCAATCTTTAACTTCAAGCGACTTAGAAGAAATATCAAAGTATTCTCAGAGTTGGTACGATTACTATAACGTTGATCAATTTTATGAGAATGATATATTTTATAGAGACACTGTTACTTTAATGTATTTTAATTATAAGACTACTAAAAAAGTAGTTTATAAAAAGAAAATATTAGAAAATGGAGGCACAAAGGTTATAGAAAAAGATGACCAATTTAATCCGCCTTTAGAAATGATGGAGGAGGGAAGATTTGAGAAAATTGAAAAAACTATAGATGTTTGGTATGATGGTGTTATGGTTATGGGAACTAACATATTACTTAAATGGGAGCTTGCTGAAAATATGGTTAGACCTAAATCAGCTCAACAACACGCATTGCCAAACTATGTTGCGGTAGCTCCAAGAATGTACAAGGGAGTTATAGAGTCTTTAACTAGGAGAATGATTCCTTTCGCAGACTTAATACAAATTACACACTTAAAACTACAACAAGTTATTTCAAGAGTTGTCCCCGATGGTGTGTATATTGATGCTGATGGATTAAACGAAGTAGACCTTGGAACAGGTAATGCTTATAATCCTGAAGACGCTTTGCGATTATATTTCCAAACAGGTTCTGTTATTGGTAGAAGTTATACACAGGATGGAGATTATAATCAAGGAAAGATTCCAATAAAAGAACTACAGTCTAGCTCTGGCGCAAGTAAAACACAAATGCTTATTGCTAATTATAACCATTATCTAGGAATGATTAGGCAGGTAACAGGATTAAATGAAGCAAGAGATGCATCATCTCCTGACCCTAATTCTTTAGTAGGGTTACAAAAACTAGCAGCATTAAATTCAAACGTAGCTACTAGACATATACTAGATGGCTCACTTTATATTTACAGAACATTAGCAGAAGCCATAACATACAGGGTAGCGGATATACTTCAATATGCAGATTTTAAAGATGACTTTATAAATTCAATTGGTAAGTATAATATTAGTATTCTTGAAGATATCAAAGATTTGTATATCTATGACTTTGGTATATTTATTGAAATTGCTCCAGATGAAGAACAGAAAGCTCAGTTAGAATCTAATATACAAATGGCTTTATCTAAGGGAGATATTAATTTAGAAGATGCTATTGACATACGAGAAATAAAAAACATTAAACTTGCTAACCAATTACTTAAAGTAAAACGTAAAGCATTACAAGAGCAGCAGCAACAACAAGCTATGCAACAACAAGCTATGCAGGCTCAACAAGCTTTACAATCTCAACAGATGAAGCAGCAAATGGAAATGCAAAAACAACAACTTGAGGTAGAAGGCAAGATGAAGTTAAAGCAGGCTGAGATAGCTTTTGAAATTGAGAAGCAAAATAACGAGGCTGTTCTTAAAAGCAAATTAATGGAAGAAGAATTTAATTACAATTTGCAATTAAGAGGCATGGAGTCTCAGTCATTATCTCAGAGAGAGTCTCAAAGAGAAGATTCTAAAGCTAAAAGAATTAGCCAAGCGAATACAGAACAATCAAAATTAATACAACAAAGAAAAAATAATTTACCACCAATAAACTTTGAATCTAATGAGGACAGTTTAGATGGGTTTGATTTAGCTGAATTCAATCCAAGATAGGTAAAAAAACGGTATTGAAATTTTACTATCTTTGTAATAATTAAATTTAATCATATGGAAATCAAAGTAAAAGAAGTAACATTAGGTGAAGAAAAGTCAGTTCAACAAGTAGAACAAGAGCTTTTAGATAAGCACGAAGAAGCACTTAGTGACGACCAGCCAAAAGCTAAAAAGCCAAAAGCTGAAGAACCAAAAGCTGAAGAACCAAAAGCTGAAGAATCAAAAGCTATTGAGTTAAATGATGAAAACGTTCTGTCATATATTGGTAAAAGATATAATAAAGAAATTAGTTCATTTGATGAATTGATGAGTGAGCGAGAAGCGCAGGAAGAGTTACCTGCTGATGTCGCTGCTTACTTTAAATATAAAAAAGATACAGGTAGAGGAATTGAAGATTTTGTACAATTACAAAAAGACTACAATGAATCTAATCCTGATTCTTTACTTAGGGATTATTTACGTGCCACTGAAGATGGTCTTGATGAGGAGGATATTGAAACCTTAATGGATGATTATTCTTTTGATGAAGATTTAGATGAAGAGGCAGATGTAAAAAAAATTAAGCTAAAGAAGAAAAAAGCTATTGCTAAGGCAAAAGATTATTTCAAAGGAATGCAAGAGAAATACAAGCAACCACTTGAGTCAAGAGGATTGCAAGATTCAAATGTATCCAAAGAAGAAATGGAAGGCTATAAGCAATACATCGCAGAAGCGAAGTCTTATGAAGAAAAGACTGCTAGACAGAAAGAGTTGTATGACTCTAAGACGTTAGAGGTATTTACACCTGAGTTCAAAGGTTTTGAATTTAATGTAGGTGAAGAAACAATAACGTTTTCTCCAGGCAGTTTGGAAGATTTAAAAAAGAGCGCATTAAATCCTGGTAGTTGGGCATCCAAGTATTTAGATGATGATGGTCTTTTAGAAGACTCTAAAGGTTTTCATAGGAGTGTAGCAATTGCAAAGAATCCTGAAAAGTTTGCTAAGTTCTTTTATGAGCAAGGTAAGGCTAATGCCACAGAAGATGTGATGCGTAAGACAAAAAATATTAATATGTCAGAGCGAAGAACACCTGAAGTGACTAGTAAGGGAGGAACACAATTTAAGGCTATAAGCAGCAACAGCAGCAAAGGTCTTAAAATAAGAAGTATTAAAAATAAAAATTAATTTAAAAAATAAAAATTATGGCAGGTTCAATCCAAGCAACGCCAGGTTTTGATTTGCAACCAAGTTCGCATCAAACACCTTTGGCATCAAATTACATTACTGACTTCAACTTTTTGAATCAGTACTTACCAGACACTTACGAAAAAGAATTCGAGCGTTATGGTAACAGAACAATTTCTTCATTCATTAGAATGGTAGGAGCAGAAATGCCTTCTAACTCAGACCTTATCAAATGGGCAGAGCAAGGAAGATTACACACTAAATATGTTGACTGTGGTACTGCAGCGGTAGTAGCAGGTGGAGAGGTAACATTTCAAGTAAATGACGCTCTTAACCCAGCAGGATCAACTGTACAACCAGGATCTGGTGCAACAGTTCAAATTGCAATTAGAGTTGGTCAAACACTTGTTGTTGTAAACAACGATGGATCAGGAGAGTTTAAAGCTATTGTTACAGCAGTAGACCTTGCAAATAGTCAATTTACTGTTGCGTTTTATGATGCTGCAGGATATACAGGTGGAACAGGACTAGGAAATGCTGATGCAAGTATTTTCATTTATGGTTCTGAATTTAAGAAAGGAACAAACGGAATGCAAGGTTCACTAGAATCTGATGATTTCATTTTTGAAAACACTCCAATTATCATCAAAGATAAGTATGCAGTATCAGGTTCTGATATGGCTCAAATCGGATGGATTGAGGTTACTACTGAAAACGGAGCTTCAGGTTACTTATGGTACTTGAAGTCTGAGCATGAAACTCGTTTACGTTACGATGATTACCTAGAGACTGCAATGATTGAAGCAGTACCTGCAGAAGCTGGTTCTGGTGTGAAAGCACAAACTACTTCTGACCAAGTAGGTGATAAAGGTTCTGAAGGTGTATTCTACGTAGTGCAACAAAGAGGAAACGTTTGGGCAGGAGGAAATCCTAATGCTTTAACTGACTTTGATGCAATGATTTCACGATTAGACAAGCAAGGTGCCATCGAAGAAAATGTAATTTTCTTAAACAGAGACTTTGGATTTGACATCGATGATATGTTAGCAGCTCAAAACTCTTATGGAGCAGGTGGAACATCTTATGGTCTTTTTGACAATGACAAAGACATGGCATTGAATTTAGGATTTACAGGATTCCGTAGAGGATATGACTTTTACAAGACTGACTGGAAATACTTAAACGACCCAACTATGAGAGGTGGGGTTGATGGTACAGGAAGCATTAACGGATTGTTAGTACCTGCAGGCTCTACAACTGTTTATGACCAAGTTCTTGGTAAAAATGCAAAGAGACCGTTCTTACACGTAAGATATAGAGCTTCTGAAACTGAAGACAGACGTTACAAAACTTGGATTACTGGTTCTGCTGGTGGAGCAAGAACATCTGACTTAGATGCAATGGAAGTAAACTTCTTGAGTGAAAGAGCAATTTGTACTTTAGGTGCAAACAACTTCTTTATCTTTCAAGACTAAGAATACTAACCAAAGAAAAGGGGGTCTCTTCAAAGAGACTCCTTTTTATTAATTAAATTAAATTATATCAAATGAAAACTACAATACAAAGAGTAGACAAGGTCTACAAACTAACAAGGAACGCAGCACCTTTATCCTTCATGCTTGCAACAAGACACACAAGAAGATTTCCATTACTTTGGGTAGACCCAGAGACAGGTGTAAACAGAGAACTACGTTACGCTAGAAACCAATCTACACCCTTTGTAGATGAGCAGGATGGGAATGCAATTATAGAGCCTGTTGTTTTTGAGGATGGTTTTTTAAGGGTTTCTAAAAACAATCAAGTATTACAAAAATTTTTAGATGTACACCCACATAATGGTGTTAAATTTAAAGAGTTGGATAAATCTAAAGATGCTCAAGAAATTGTTGAAAACATAAATGTAGAGCTTGACGCAATGTTAGAAGCTCGTTCTTTATCTATACAACAACTAGAGACTCTAACAAGAGTATTGTTTTCAAAAGACCCTTCTAGAATTAGTACAGACGAAATGAAAAGAGACATCTTAGTTTACGCTAAGAGAGAACCAAGAGAGTTTATGTCTTTAGTAAATGACCCTGTATTAAAACTACAAGCAACTGTACATAAATTGTTTGAGGAAGGTTTTATAAAATATAGAAATAAAAACAAAGAGGTTTGGTTTAATACTAAAACTAATAAAACAAGAATGTGTACAATCCCTTACGGAGAAGACCCAATCTATATAGTGTCCTCTTATTTCCAAACTGACGATGGAGTCGAGTCATTAAAAATACTAGAACAACTACTTGATTAGTAGTCATAAATTCAAAGAGGGGTCTATTTTTAGACCTCTTTTTTTTTTAACTATCTTTGTGTAAATAATAGTTAGGATGATAAACGATATTAGAAATACAGTTTTAGCCGTATTAAATAAAAACAACTATGGCTACATCTCTCCACAAGATTTTAATCTATATGCACAACAAGCTCAAATGGATTTGTTTGAGGATTATTTTTATGCATACAATTATCAGGTAAATAAAGAGAATCAGAGAACATCAGGTACAGGATACGCAGATATAAAAAAAGGATATTCAGAGGTTATTGATTTTTTTTCAGTAACAAGTTCATTAACTGCAAACGGAGCAATAACAGATGGATTTTTTCTTCCTTCTGTAGCAACTACAGGTTTTGATTATTACTTAATAAATAAAATATTTATTGGAAACGTTGAAGCGGAAAGAATTGAGCAAAGTAAAATATTATTACTCAACTCTTCTCTATTAACTTCTCCATCCGATTTGTTTCCAGCCTACACAACTCAAGGTCTTACAGCTACGATATATCCATCTCCTAAAAGCACTCCTCAGTGTCAATACATACGTTATCCAAAACCTCCAAAATGGACTTATGTAGATTTAGGATCGGGAAGTGAGCCTGTGTTTGACCAAACTCAACCTGACTATCAGGACTTTGAATTGTTTCCAGACGATGCAACGGATTTAACAATGAAAATATTAAAATACGCAGGAGTGTCAATTAGAGAGGCATCAGTTGTTCAATATGCAGGAGCTGAACAAGCTACTGAAAATAATAGTGAAAAATAATTATGGCATACATTAGTCAATACGAATATTATCAAAATGAAGGAAACTCTCCTGAAGATATTAACTGGGGTTCTTATCAATATATATCACTAAAAGATATAGTTGTAAACTATCAACTAATGTATTCAGGAAATCATTCTTTAGTAAATAATGAGGAGAGATATAAGATATTGTTTCATGCTAAAAGGGCAATACAAGAATTAAACTATGATGCTTTTAAGGAAATAAAAGTTTTACAACTAGACGTTTCAGAGTCACTTAGGTTTATATTACCTTCTGATTATGTGAATTGGGTTAGAATATCTTACTACGAAGATGGTGTTATTAGACCTATGGTAGAAAACATTCAAGTAAATTCAGCTAGCGCATATCTTCAAGATAATAACTATAAAATACTATTTGATGAATATGGTAATATTTTAAAACCCGAACAATCTCCATTAGATCTTGCTCGTATTCAGGGTCAAAAACCAAGTATTTATTTAAATAGTTTAAGTCCGTATAATGGATTATTAGGATATGAATACGAGGGATGTTGGTACTTTGATTTTGCTATTGGTGCAAGATTTGGTTTGAATACCGAGACCGCTAATTCAAATCCTACGTTTAGGGTTGATAAAAAAGCAGGTGTAATAAATTTTAATTCAGCCATGGCAGGCAATAGTTGTATACTAGAATACGTGTCTGATGGAATGGAAAACGGAGACGATACACAAGTTACTGTAAATAAGTTGTTTGAAGATTATGTTTATGCCTATATTAGTTATCAAATATTAAATGGTAAATTAGGTGTTCAAGAGTATGTTGTTAATCGAGCTAGAAAAGCTAAATCATCACTTCTACGGAACGCAAAAATAAGATTAAGCAATATACATCCAGGAAGATTATTAATGAACCTGAGAGGAAAAGACAAGTGGATAAAATAATATGGCTACAGTTCAAAGAAATTTTATAGCAGGTAAAATGAATAAGTCTCTTGATGAACGATTAGTTCCTCAAGGTCAATATATTGATGCAGTAAATGTTAGGTTAGGTTCTTCTGAGTCAACTGAAATAGGTGCGGTAGAAAATTCAAAAGGTAATACTCAAATAACTTCACTGTCTTACTTAGGGCAATCATTAAGCAATCAAGCAAAATGTATTGGAGCTTATGAAGATGGAGCAAATGAAACTTTGTATTGGTTTATTACAGACCCTGCCTTTGGATCGACTAGTCCAACAGGAATATTAGATTTAGTAGTTTCTTTTAATACAATTACAAATAACTTAATCTACCACGTAATTAGTGTTTCTAAAGGAGGTTTAAATCCAACAGAAACAGTATTAAACTTTAATAACACATACCTTATTACTGGTATTAATTTAGTAGATGGATTGTTGTTTTGGACAGATAACTACAATGCACCTAGATTTATAAATACAACTAGAGCTTATAGTGAGCCAAGTGGCACACCTCTTGTTGATGGAAGTGGAGACGCTTCCTTTTTAGAGGAATCTTTATTAGTTATCAAAAAACCTCCACATACTGCTCCTACTATTGAAATGACCAAAACAAGCGGAGGCGATGAAAATTTTTTAGAAGAAAGATTTATTTCGTTTGCGTATAGGTATGAATACCAGGATGATGAATACTCAGCAACTTCACAGTTTTCAGAAGCAGCATTCTTTAGTAACCCTTTTGATTTTAGCGGAGAGTCTTACTTAAATGAAGGAGCTACAAATAAGTTTAACACTGCTATAGTAACGTATAACTCAGGAGGTCCTTTAGTGACCGCAATAGATTTATTATTTAAAGATAGTGAAGGAACTGTTATCAAGGTAATAGAGAAATTAAAAAAATCAGATTTAGGTCTTGCTGACAATACTAATTATACTTTTACTTTTAGAAATAATAAAATATTTACAATACTACCAGAGTCAGAATTATTAAGGTTATATGATAACGTTCCGTTATTGGCTCAATCCCAAACATTAATGGGTAATAGGCTAATGTATGGTAACTACATTGAAAACTACAACCTAGTAGATAAAAATAATGTTCCTGTTAAGTTTGAGTTTAGTACTGAACTTATATCTGAACTTATAGGATTTGAGCCTGTTGAAGACACAACAGATAGTGTAAACTTTAACTTTGGTTCATCTATTAATGTAGCTGATGCTCAGTTAGTTATAGACTTAGAAGGCTTTGAATTAACTTCAGGTTCTCTTATTACTATTGATGCGTCATTTACACATAGCTCTTTTGCAGGAGGCTCTCCAACAGAAGAAACAGGTACTACAGATATAATATGGAGTTATACTCTTCCTCAAGATTACGCTAGTGTTTATGAGTTAGCTACTAGTATTGACTTTCAAGAAAAGGTGGGTATTGCTTCTACAATAAAACCAGTGTACAACTCTAACCCTTCAGGTCAAGATTCTTGTGATGGAAATACTCTTACAGATGTAATAAACTGTGCAGTACCTAACACACTAGACTCAGGTCAACCAACAAGTTGGATTAAATTTGAAAGTGGTATATCTGCTGCAAATCAACCTGTTGGAATTGTAACGTCTCCAGGATTAAACACAATAGGATTTGAAATAATAGCTATGCGTAGGGTAGACGATGTTACTACTCCAACTCAAAGCGTTTATGAATACTTTGAATGGAATTTTGCTGAAGTATCATTTCAAATAATAAGCGATACTAAAAGCTTACATAGTAATAGAGATTATGAAATAGGTATTGTGTATATGGATGATTTTAACAGAGCTTCTACTGCTTTAGTTAGTCCTAATAATTCTGAACACATACCATGTGAATTTTCAGATAGAAAAAATTATATTCAGGTTACAATACCTACTATACAAAACCCTCCGTATTGGGCAACAAAGTATAAGTTTGTAATAAAGCCTAGTACTGAAGCATATGAAACAATATACACAAATATATTTTTTACAGACTCAACAACAGGTGATACATACTTTTTATTAGAAGGTGAAAACCAAAGGAAAGTAGAAGTAGGAGACAGATACATTGTAAAGCTTGACAGTCAAGGTCCTTTACTAAGATGTGCGTATGCAACAGTGTTAGAGAAAGAGGCTAAAGAGTCAGACTTTTTAGACCCTCTACCGCAAGATTCTTTAAACAATGACATTTCTATTCCTGCAGGAACGTACATGAAAATGAAGGCACAAGACTTTTCTGTTCAAGTAGGAGATGACCCTTTTATATTGCCAGGAAAAAGTTGTTATGTTTCTAAAAATAAAGGAAAGGCGGTTGTTGGTGCTTACAGAGGATTAAGCGGTAACCCTGACGATGCAGGTATATTTTCACCGCCTACTATTCCTTCAGGAACTAGAATTAAGATTGACTTTGACTCTACAAGAAGAGGTTCTGGTAGTGGAGACTTATCTTGTGAAAGAAGAAAGTATAGGCTAGAAACTACATTAACATCATCTCAGGATTATGGCAATATTATTGAATGGTGGGAAGGAGATAATGTTCAAAGTATTTTAAACACAGGACAACAAGAGGTTGGAGGCAACGGAGATGACGTAGAAAACGAATATCTAAGTCCAACTAATAGTGAGTCAAACAATTATGGTATTGGAGATGGTAGTGAAACCATCAACTACTATAGATGGTATGAAAACTCTAGTACAGGTGAGATACGTTTTATTGCTTCAGGAACTCAAGCTTGTGGTTCTAAACCTAAAAGAAGAGCTAACCTATGTATAACGTTTGAGGTGTTTAGAGCTGAGAGTACAATCGTATTTGAAACAGAACCTAAAGATTCGCAACCTGATGTTTGGTATGAAGGTTCAGAAACATTTGATATAGTAAAGGATGGATGTTTGTTTGACTTGAGTGTAAGTGCTGCAGAGACAAATCCAATAGCTTTTGAGTACACCTTTCAAGGATTTCAAAAACAAATAGTTGTAAACCCGGACGAGAGTATACAGAATATAAATGGAGACTGTAGTTCGATGGTAGTTTCATCATCAACACCTCCTAGTAATCCTTCAAACGTTACAATAAATAGTACCACTGTAGAAAATTGTCACTTAGGAAATATTCAATCACAGACATTAACACAGCCTGCAATTATAAAAACAGCATTCTTTAATTGTTTCTCTTTTGGTAACGGAGTAGAGAGTTATAAAATTAGAGATTCTATCATTGGAAGACCATTGTTGTTAGGGAATAGAGTCACAACAACATCTGCTGAAGATTATAGACAAGCTGATAGGTTTGCTGATATTACTTATAGTGGAATATACAACGATGAAAGTAATGTAAACAAACTAAATGAGTTTAACTTAGGATTATTAAACTTTAAAAAAACTGAGGAGTCATTTGGTCCTATACAAAAATTATTTGCTAGAAGTACTGACATACTTACGCTTCAAGAAGATAAAATATCTTACGTCTTAGCAGGTAAAAATTTACTATCTGACTCTGCGGTAGGAGGAGCTATTACATCTGTTCCTCAAGTACTAGGAACTCAGATAGCAAGACTTGAAGAGTTTGGTATAAGTTCTAATCCTGAAAGCTTTGCAGTGTATGGATATGATAAATACTTTTCTGATCAGAAACGTGGAGTTCTTTTACAGTTAAAAGGTAGTGGTTATCAAAATGAACAACTAACAGTTATATCTGAAGCAGGAATGCGTTCTTGGTTTAGAGATAAATTTATTGCCTCTCCAAATACTCAAAAACTAGGAGGGTATGACCCTTACATGGATGAATATGTTTTCTCACTTAATGATAACAAATTACCAACAGTTGTTGATTGCATAGAGTGTGGTAATAATAGTTTCTTTAACTATGCTCTAGTGGATAGAGAGTTTTGTTTTAATCTTGGTCAACTAGTTGGTGATGTAACAATAAAACTAAACACAAACTTTATTGAAACAGGTTTATTCCAGGTATCAACAAATTATAGAGGGGTTGTTACAACAACCACATTAACTCAAGGTCCTAAAAACATAGTGTTTAATAAAGATACAGTTTCAGAAGAAGATGTAATAATAACATTTACAGGTAGTGTAGTGGCAGACGTTAATATGAGTGTTTCATGTCCTGAAGCTAAAACTATAGAAATAATACAAGTGTGTGTGTCTGACAACGTGGATGCAGGTCAGTTTATACATAACCAATATAGATGGATTGACGGAACATTTACATCACCATTGCACCAAGAACAAGTTCAATTAGATACATCAAATGTGTATCCGATAGTATCTCAATACAATACCATATCAGGTTTACAAGGAGCAGGTGTTATTCCTGCTGATGGAGCTGATGTATCTATAATATCTAATAAGATATCACCAACAGATACATTTGTTTTTGCTAATCCTCCAATGAACTTTAAGTATTTAAGAAGCAGCGTGTTGTATGCAAATACTCCTGCTGCAATTCAAAACTTATTAGACAACCCACTAACAACAACATTATCGGTAGATGCTAGTGGTGCGCCATCTACATATGTAGGAGAGTTTACAATGCCTACAGGAAGTTCAGGAGATTACTTATATTTGATATATGATTACAGAGAGCCTGTGTTATTAGAATTGTGTTACTCTACAACTAGTCCATTGGATGCTTGTTGTAATTGCACAACACCGCCTCCAGTACAATAAAAAATAAAATATGGCAACACTAGGAAATTATTATTTAAACGGACCAAGCTTATCAACGGCAACAGGCATATTTACAGATGTAGATTTAACAACTTGTGCGCCTGACGGATGGTATTCTGATGGTGTAATTTCTAGGCAGTTGGCAGGTTGTAAGTTGTTAGCTCAACAAAACTGTCCAGACTGTAGTGGTGAAAATAAAATAAAGCTTCAGTACAACGCTATTTCAGCAACTGATTTGTATTGTGCATCAAGCACAAATGTCGATGCCTATATGGCGACAGGAGACATATTTAGTTCTACTACTCAAATATACCAAGACGCAGCTTTAACAACTCCTATGGCAGATGGTTTTTATAGAGAGCCTCTTTCTAGTTTTTACAGAGAACAATCACTTAGTGTTTTAGGTGTGTTAACTTCAGGACCTACTTGTCCTCCAGAAGACATTTACAGAAGTGGACCTTCATTAACTTGTAGTAATTTCTGTACAACAAACTATAATATTAGTGTTGCATTTAGTACAGTAAGTGGTAACGACTATTTTACATTAACATTAGGAGATGAGATTGTAGGAGGCTTAGTTGATGGATGGTATGCTTATGATGACTTTAGTAGTTCAACCGGTACAAGTCCAAGCTTTAAGATAATGGAGATACAAAGCAATATTGTCGCTGATCTTTTAGAGTGTGATGCGTCAAACAATTGTCAACCACAATAAAAAATAAAATATGCCAGACTATACATTAACATATGACGATGGAGTAAAAGGATTTCCATCTTTTTATACCTTCTATCCTGATTGGATGATTGGTATGAATAATTATTTTTACACATTCAAAGAGGGTAACCTTTACCGCCATAATACAAACGAGCGTAGAAATAATTATTATGGTCAGGACTTTTCGTCTGTACTAACATCTGTGTTTAACGATGAGGCTTTGATGAATAAGATTTTTAAAACATTAGCTTTAGAGTCTGATGATTCTTGGGAGGCTAGTGTTAATAGTGACCAACAAAGCGGAAACTTTATAGACAAGGATGACTTTAAATTGAAAGAGGGAGGTTACTTTGGATATCTTAGAGCTGAGAACTCAACACCTGCAGCCACTACTCAGTATGCTTTAAGGTCTGCTAATGGTATTGGTAATAATACATTTGCTGATATATCAAATCCTTCGCAGGTTAGAGTAAACTTTAGCACTACTGTAAGCATAGGTACAATTTTAAGTATAGGAGACTTGTTGTATATTAACGATGCTGGAACTGTTAAGTTAATAGGTAAGGTTACAGATAGATTTGAAGATATTTCAAATGGAGAAAACTATTTAATAGTTGATACCACAACAGGAAATTTACCTCCAACAACTGCAGTGTATTATTTCTTTATAAAGAACGCTACTGCTGAGTCTCATGGTATATTAGGTCACTATGCGGTGTTTACTTTAACAAACAATAATACTGACTCAGTTGAATTATTTGCAGTTGAATCAGAGGTTATGAAATCATTTCCTTAAAATTAGTATCTTTACAGTAATAATTAAAAAAAGAAAAATATGGCAGGACCACTACTACCTATAGCATCACTCGCATTATCGGCTTTAGGCACAGGAATGTCTTTTGGTCAAGCGTCAAAGCAGCGTAAGGCTGAACAAAAAGCTATTAGAGCAGCAGAAGAAGCTATGGAACAAGCTAGAAAAAGATTAGAAGTAAACTACTTAGATGCCTTAGCTATACAGAAAGAACCTTACGAATTAGAAAGAGAAGCTCTGCTTGTTGCAGGCGCACAAGGTATTGAAGCTGCTAGAGAGTCTGAACGAGGTGCGGCAGCAGGTGTTGGTAGAATACAACTAGCACAACAAAGAGGGCAGCAAGGTATACGTTCGGCAATGGGTAGGGAGATGACTGCGTTAGATAAAGCTGCAGCGGCAGAAGAATCTAGGCTTCGTGATGCTCAGGCTCAAATAGATTTAGGTGAGGCTGCAGGTGCGCAACTAGCAGCAGCAAATGCTAGTAAAGCAGCAGCAGCAGCACAGACACAAGGGTTTCAACAGTTAGCATCTTTGGGTGTTCAAGCTTTAGAAACTGCGCCATTGTTTTCTAAGAGTCCTGCAGCGAGAGCGCAAGCAAAAGCACAAAGACAAGCAGTGAGGGCTGATAAAGCTAACTATATGCAAGGTTCAGGTAAAGGTAAAGGCTTCTTAGGGATAGGAACAGGATATAATAAATTTGCTCCTAAAACTCCTGAGTTTGCAGGATTTAATGTTTCAGGAATAGGCGCAGATGGAATGCCTATAATAACAGGTGCTGAGTTTGCAGGAGGAAAACAATTTGCATTAACTAATCTTCAGAAAAACCAATTTGCAGCTATAGACCCTACTGTAATATCTCAAATAAATAAAGCAGGACTCAGTGAAAATGGTGAAATGATTGGTCAACGTTTTGACCCATCAGTTATTCAATCAATGACTACTGATCAATTAGAAGCATATATGAAAGGATTAACTCCTGGTCAAATGAATTTAATTAATCAAGCAATAGGAAGATACTAAAAAATAAAGCAAATGTCATATTATAAGTACGCAGAAAGAGACGCTAGTAATCAGGTAAATTGGTCTGAGATTACATCTAACATGGTCAAGTCTTTAAAAGATGCTGAGGCTATTAGAGAGTCTAAAAGACAAGCTATCAACGATGCTACTGCAGAACTTGGCACTACACTTTCAGAAGCTCCTCAAGGAGAGCATAAAGGACTTAATGAGTTTGCTATGACTTATGCTAACAACGCACAACAGATGCGTTTAATGCAGGATAAATTATTAAAGTCTGGTCAGTTAAGTTTAAAGGACTATAATATTGGTCGTGCAAATCTTACCGAAGGAACAACACAACTATTTAGTTTAGGAAAAAAATACCAAGCAGTATACGCTGACAGAATGAAGAAGTTTCAAGATGGTACTACGTCTCAACTAGATGCTGATATGTTGGCTAGGCTTGAAGGCTTTGCAAACTTTTCAAACCATGAGGCTTATATAAACCCTACCAATGGACAGGTAAGTATGGGTAAATTAGTTGACAAAACAATTGATGGAAAGACAGTTAAGACTATGGATAAAACTCCAGGAAGTTTTACTACTATTCAACAATTAAATTTTTCTTTAGGTCAAGAGATACAAAAGTATCAAATGGATGGTCTTGATGCTGAGGTTAAAAAGTTTGCTAAAACTTATTTAACAACAGATGGACCTTATCAAACACTTGACGATGTTAGGCAGATGCCTGAGTATGAACAAATGGTAAATGATATTGTTAACTCTCAACTTGTTATGCCAAATAGTGTGGGAAGTATTCTTAAAGATTATATTGGAGGATATGATACTGTCTTTAACAAGAAAGACCAAAATGAAAAATCCATCCTTATGGTTGAAGACCCTAGACAACCAGGTTCAGGTAGAATGATTATGGATGTTACTAGTGAGAATGGTAAGAAGCAGTTGGAAGTAGCTAAAGAGTATTTAAAAAGACAGGTTGAAAAGCAACTAGGTAGAAAGGAAACTAAAAAAGAACCTAGGCAAGAACCACAAGCAGATAAAACTGCTAGGGGAATAAGAAAACAAGAAGACGAAATTATCTCTAATGTTGGTAAATTATACTTTGGAGGTGAGGCTGATATGCAAACATTGACTGATTATTTTAGCACCTTAAACCCCGCTACAAGATCTGTTAAAAGAACTAAAGATGGTGTAACTGTACAATATGTAAGTCCAACTACAGGGAGGATTGAAACAAAAACAATTAGTTTTTATGCTGACAGAACTAATCCTGATTTTGACGAAAGTAAGCCTGTGTCTGATAGCAACCCTAAAACTATTAAAGTTCGTAAAACTCAAGAGCAGTTTATTGAATCTGCAAGTCCATTATTAACAGGTCAAAAAAATATAAGGACTATACTTGATAGAGGAAATTATAATAAAGATGCTGAATTTTCAGATTTAGACTTAGAGTATGTTTCAAAAACAGGTGTAGA